CCCCCGCAAGAATCGTGCCATGCCGGCGGGGATGGGGGCCCTACACCAGAAATTTATTCAAAACCCTCATTTCGCCATAACCCGTTGATTCTAAAGGAGTTAGCCCATTTTACCTCGATTTGCGTGTCAAAATGCCGTGTCAAAAAAACGGCCCTGACACGGGAATCGCTATCTTGTTGATTCTAAACGACTTCTCAGCGTGTCACTTTTAGGACCATTTGACACGCTACCACAAAAACCCACGCAACCCTCTGATTCTAAACGATTTACGAGCGTGTCACCCACCGTGTCAGCCCTAACGACTACGGAGAAATAGGGCCACCCCTAAGGTGGCCTATCCGTGTCGTGTCACTTCTTCTTTATATACAGGTTTGACACGGAAACCCACTTTAGCACCTAACCCACTGAGCCCAAACGGGTTACGAGCGTGTCAAATCGTTTTGGCTCCGCAAAGTCCGAAACCCATAACCCATACTGGCTCAAGCACTTCCAGGGACGCATGTGCCGTGTCACCCCAGTTTCATTGATCATTTTTGAAATGCCCATGAAATTGACAGTTCAGCGCCTGCCATGCTATACTTTTAGCCACACGAACAGGAGGGGCACATGTACGTAGACTGGGCGTATTTGGGGAACTTGGGGCTCTGGATTGTGGTGAGCGGCTTTTGTGTTCCATGGTTAGCAGGACTCCTGGTAGTCCGTTGCATCGAGCACCTGAAGCATCGCTAGGTTCCACTCAATCATGGCTACCAACTACACCCGTGGACGGGCCTTTGAATATCTCGCCAAAAAGGAGTTGGAACTCCAAGGTTACACGGTCCTCCGCACGGCTGGAAGCCACGGTCCCTACGATATTATTGCCTTTCGGGGTGCTGAGCCTGTTCGGTGCATCCAAATCAAGCGTATTGCCACTCCAGTTGGGAGGAAACGCCTCTTGGCAACCTTCTCAGGCTATCAAAACGGCACCAGACAGGACGAGTTGTGGGTCAGAGAGGGTGGAAAATGGCACAAAAATCCAGAGGACCCTCTTGACAATTCCCCTACATAAGTGGTATAATGCCTGTTAGCAAGTCACCCTCCCCCGCACTCTTGGATATCCTACCCCGACTGGGCCTCAAATTCCTACCACCATCACACCCCCCGACGATGTATTTGCGGTCCCAGTCACTCTCCGGGTTTGAAGAATTTTGCCACCAGCAATTCCAACGAATCCAGCGCAGCCTCGAAGGCCCAACACTCACAAAGAAACCTGCCAATGTACCATTTGTACACGCCGCAGGACCAAGACGGGCCTCCCTGGACCAATTGGACCAAAGCGTGACGAAGCTGGCCTACAAGAGCCTTCCACGGCTCTCGCGGCCAAGCCCCTCCAGGCAGACGAACTCCCTCCTCTCATAGCCCACGACCGGTCCCACCGCGCCCATATCGCGCAGTGGATCCTCTACCGGAGCAAGGGCATGAAGAATATCGAGATCGCTCCCCTCCTCGGGCTCAAGCCGACCACGCTCAACACGATGATTTGGAAGGCCACCAAGCAAGGGTGGCTGAAGTTTGACAACCCAGCGGAGCGCCTCGAACAGGAACTCTCCCATGTGGTTGTGGATAACATCGAACACCACCTGAACAAGAAAGACAAACAGATGACGATTGAGGCCGCCAAGGGATTGGGCCTCTTTAAGTCACATCAGGCGGTGAAGGTGGAGAGCGACGCGCCCCAAACCGTTCTGGCCCTCAAAATCGAATCGACTGGGGAAAGTCAACCATCTGTGGTGGGGAATGTTGTTGGGCGTCCAAAGACGTTTGAACGATCAGCCGCTGATGATGCGACCATTTTTGACACAGAAGTAGTAGGCGATGCCGTTTAAGAGCGATGCTCAACGGCGATTCCTCTATGCCAACAAGCCAAAAATTGCGAAGCGGTGGCAGAAGGAGTATGGATCTCAGCGGGATCTCCCAGAAAAGGTTGACTCCACCGAATCAAAGCGTTCGGCCAAGGCTCTGAAGGGACTGCGTAAGGCCAGCCACTAATGGCAAAGTGGATCCAACTTCCCCACGAGGCCCTCTATGCCCAGGCCGATCAGGCATCATTCCTTGATGCCAGGCGCGGGCGAATTTGCCCAGCGTGCCAGATTCAGTTCAAGGCCACAGAGACCCTTACCTGCCCAACCTGCAAAAAGCCCGGTGTTCGCATCTTTGACCGGCTCACCATTATCGCGGGCCGTCGGTGGGGAAAGACGAGAATTGGCTCCATCGCGGGGGTGGAGGAAGCCTGCATTCCCAATTCAATCGGGTGGGCCTGTGCCCCGACGAATCCCAAGCTCAATCGCTACGTCATTCCCGCCTTCCAGCAACTCATCCCTCCAGATTGGGTCGCGGAGTGGTCATCGGAGTATCTCGATCTCCGACTCAAGAATGGGGCGCTCATTCACTTCCAGACCCTTGACGATCCTGACCAGGGGCGTGGTCAGGGGCTCGATTGGCTCTGGATCGATGAGATCTGTGAATTGACAGAGGCGCACTGGGATGTCATTCGGCCCTCCCTCTACGATCGTCAGGGAGTGGCCTTTTTCACGACTTCCCCGAAATCCTACGATTGGGTCCACGACAAGCTCTACAAACCAGCCTTTGATAGCCAACCGGGCTATTGGGCCTGTCGAGCGAAAACAATCGAGAACCCCAAGTTTAGAGAGCCCCAGTTTCAGGCTGCCCTCGAGGCCGAGCGGGCCACGATGCCGGACACGATGTTCCGGCAGGAGTATGAGGCTGACTTCGTGACCTTCGCGGGGGCGGTCTATGGGGACTTGCTCCTTCCACAAATCCTCCACACACCCGAGGATGTCAAACGATTTATTCCAGAGTGGCCCAAGATTGCCTCGTGGCGTCCCATTGTTATTGGCATTGACACAGGAGCCGATCATCCATTTGGCGCGGTAAAGTTCGTTTCAACCGAGCATGGGCTGGTTGGCGTTGACGAGTATCTGGAGCGAGAGAAATCATTCGCCCAGCACGCCATGGCGCTGAAGCGTCTTGCGGGTTCTCACCCAACCAGGTGGGCAATCAACAAGAACGAGAAGCAGCCGATGATCGAACTCGCTCAGCCTCCACACAATATTGTGTGCACCCCAGCAGAGAATGATCAACATGCGGGGATTGAGCGAGTAAAGTCTTGGCTCTATGCCCACCAACTGTGGTTTGTTGAGTCGGCCGTTCCAAAGACCATTCAACAGTTAAAAGCCTATCGTTGGGCCGATCCCAGACGCGATCAGCAACACCGCGACCGGGCGATGGTGTTCAAGAGGAATGATGAACTGCCAGATGGGACCCGCTATGTGGTGATGATCTGGCCCCAACTCCCCAAGCATCACGTGGCTTCCACCGAACGTGATATTTCAGCCCTCCCTGACACGATGCAACAGACGATTCAGCGGATGCGACGGATCGATGCACAATTCAAGGATGAGCAGAGTGTTCCAGCGGGCATAAACGAGTTCTGGGCATAAGGACCATCTATGGCTGTTACGGCAACACGATCCGTCACCATCACCTACTCAGGTGATGTGATCGGGACACAGATCATCACGGCGGCATCGAATGCGGCGAGTGCGGGATCGGTGGAGATTAAGACACTCGCATCGGGGGCGAATACGATCACCATTCCCACGGGCGGAACAGTCCCCACAGCCGTCACGATTGTCCCCCCAACAGGAAACACAAATAGTATCACGTTGAAGGGCGTGAGCGGGGATACAGGGATTACCATCCATCTCACTGATCCCACCACGATTGCCTTGGCATCCAGCGTGACCTCCTTTGTCCTCACGGCTGGTGCAGAGATCGCCGGAACCAGGTTCTTCTGGTCTTAACTGTTCCATGCCCTATCTTGGTCCTCGCGTGCATTGTGCCAGTTGTGGAGCATTCCGAAGCCCCAAGGATCCTCGCTACTGTCATCGGTGTCGATTTCTCAACGGGGCGGACAAGACGAAGCGTGGAAAGGTTCCTCCCGTGATGCAGATCTCAATTCAATCCATCACGGAGAAACTGGTTCCTCCCGGAGACGTGTAAATGTGGATCTCACCAAAGATCGTTGATTGGTTCAGCGGGTTGAAGGCCGATGCCGATTTGAATGCCTCCGTTGCCAAGGAAGCCTTTCAGCATCTTCGTGAGGATCTCGCAGCCGTTCGGGCGGAGCGCGATACCATGAAGATTCAATTGGCCACGAATGAGGTCCACTGCGATTGGCTCCGCACCAAGGTGAACCAGCTTGAGATGGAACGCGCCCAACTCATTCGTCAGGTGTATAAGCTAGAGCTTCCAGTTCCCGAGTTGGTGAAGACACCCAATCGGGATGATCGCTTTCGCCTAACGAACTTTGAAGACATTGGCGATGTGCGGGCCAAGGAACTTGGCCTCCCGACGTTCGACAACTAAATTCCTTCTGAATCTGCATGGCAGAGTTTCCATCCCTCTTACCGCCTCAAACGAATAGCCTCGCGGGGACACCAACTCCCGCAACGGCTCCTGATCTGTTGATCCCGAAATACACCGACAAGTATTTCCTCGATCATTTTGACCGTCTGAAGCGAGAGAGTTTTGAGTATCGCCATGTCTGGGAGCGAGAATGGCTCCGGGACATTTACTATGTGGGTGGGCGGCAGTGGATTACCTACCAGTCCAATCGGCGGGATTGGATTGACAAGCGATTCGACAAGGATATCCCACGCCCCGTCACGAATAAGATGGCGGAGATCGTGCAGGCGGTTCGGGCGAACCTCTCGGCGATCAAACTTGACGTGACGGTGCGTCCAATCGGGAATGACCCAGAATCTGCCGCAGCGGCTGAGGTGGCTGACCAACTCTCTCCCTTGCTCTACGAAGAGCACGACATGAACAAGGTGATGAGGGAGGCAGACTTTTGGTTTATTACGACTGGGAATGCCTGTCTGCAAATTGGGTGGGATCGGGATAAGCGATTCAATCGCGTATTCATTCCACATGAGCAATGTCTCCAGTGTGGAGCGGTTCTCCAGCCCCAGGCGATTGCTCAAAGCCACAACATGTGTCCGACGTGTGGTGGGACACAGTTTGGTTCAGCGACCAATCAGGATAGCACACCAGCCGGTGAATGGATTGCCTACGGACGGGGCAAGACGACTGCGCTTTCCCCCTTTGAGTATGCGTTCCCGGCCAATGTGACCCGGTTCAGTGATCTCCCCTACATGATCCGCCTCCGGTGGCGGGATAAGCATTACTACGAGGCGAATCTTCCAAACCTGGTTGGGCAGCTTGTCTGGGAAAAATCACCAACCGATCGCTCTCTCCAGATTTATAAGTCCCTCGCCCTGGCCAATGACCTGGGATCTGGGGCCCAAGCCGGCAATTTAGGCGGGGGAGGGGGCCATACCGTTGAGGGATTGACCGAATACGAACTCTGGCAACGCCCCACGACCGAATTTCCTGAAGGATTGCTCCTCCGTGTAGCTGGTGAGCGAGGTGCACAACTCATTACGGTTGAAGATGAGGGCATTCCTGGACCCCTTCCGTATAAGGATGGAGAGGGATTTCCCCTCTTTCCCTTCGCACATGCCCAATATGAGCATGTTGGTGGCCGTCTTTACGGACGATCGGCCATTTCCCCCCTCATCCAGAAGCAGGATCAGGTCAATCAGATCGATTCCTTGATCCTGATGCAGCTTCAGAGCACCGCCAACCCTGTCTGGCTCGTCCCGGAGAGTGCTGGGATCGATCATTTCACCGGCAAGCCGGGGTTGATCATGAAATACAATGCCCTCGCCGCTGGTGGGCAGGGCAAACCCGAGCGCGTGCCTGGTGAACCACTCAGTTCGAGCCTCTTTGAGCTTCGTGCTCAGCATTTGAAGGACATTGAGGAGCTATCGGGGACCTACGACATCATCAAAGGGCAGAAGCCGACGGGTGTTGAGGCATTTAGTGCCATTCAGGCCCTCATTGAGCGTTCTCAAGCACGGTTTGGCTCCGCCTACAGTGCTCGTGGGGAGATGTTTCGGCAATGGTATAGCACCGCGATCGAGTTGGAACGGAAATTTGGCCCGGATCAGCGCACCTACGCGGTCACGGGTCCCTATCGAGGCTATACCTTCCAACATTTCGAGAATGCGAAGCTCCAGAGGCAGGTCACGGTCCATATTGAGGACGGCAATCAAGCCCAAAAGACCTCTCTCGGCCGTCGAGCGACGATTGAGCAGGCCAACCAGCTTGGACTCATCGATCCGGCCGATCCCGAGCAGCGGTATTCCATTCTTTCACAGTTTGGGCTCCCAGATCTGACCCCATCGCTCGATATTCACATCCAAGCCGCCCTCCAGATGCAAGATGTCTTTGAAAAGTGGATGGATGCCCCTGCTGGACCTCCTCCACTGATCGTGAAGCCCTGGCATAACCCCCAAATCCATTGGGGGGAGCGCATTAAGTGGCTCAACACCGATCGGATGCGGGAACGGTTCAAGGCCCAGCCCCAATTTGAGGGGATCGTCGCCATGCACCTCGAACAACTGAAAATTCTCATGGCCCCGCCCATGCCTGAGGATCCTGAACAGGGCACAGCGGGTCCAAAGGGTCCAGTTGGTGCGGGACAGGCTATGGCGCGTTCAAACGCCAATTCCACCTCCACACACATTGTTCCACGCGGGAATAACGAATCCAACCAAGGCAGAGGTCCTGCCTAAGCGTTCATGGTGAACGAATTGTTCGATGCTCTGTCCCTTCACGTTGGAAAGGGACCACTCCTCGGAGGAACTTGCCCTCCGATACCAAAAAGGTAGAGTAGACACATGGCCGATTCACTTCTCTCCGTCGATCCGCAGACGCCGACTGCGACACCAACGGCACCGCTTGCTCCCGCGACACCGGAGCCCTCCGTAGCTGCACCTACGACACCAACTGCCCCCGCTGCTGGAGCGATATCCCAGCCCTCGAACGACGCGATGGTGCCGTCGTACCGTCTGCGCGAGACTCGTGAAGCGGCTTGGCGTGAGGCCCAGGAGGCATTCGCCACACGTGAGGCCGATTATCAGGCTCGTCTCAAGATGGTTCAAGGTCAACTCCATGCACTGGCTGGTGTCACGCCCCAGGAGGAGACTGAGGTCGATCAGGTTCGTTCACAGTTTGGACGGGTGTATCCAGGTCTGTCCAAGCTTGAGGAACGGGCTGAGCAGGTCCTCCAAGTCCTCGAACGGGCTGGGGACATGGAAGCACAGAACGACCATTACTGGAAGTCCTATGGACGCCAGGCTATGGGCCGTCTGTTTGACAAGGCCACAGAGAGCTACGGACAGCCCCTCTCCGAGGATGCCCGTAGGATTCTCCACTCAGCCTTCCTTGGCTATGTGGCCTCGTCTCCAGAAATCCTCCACCAGTATACCAACGATCCCAAGTTCGTCGATGACTTCTGGAAGAACTACTCCACGAATTTCATCGATCCCGTGCGTCGGGTCGCCACGGCTGGGGCTATGGCGCGAACGACTGGACCGCTTCCCACGGACGCACCAAGTGGAGTCCCTCGCGCCACTCCACCCCCTCAGTTGAAGGGACTGGATGAGCGATCGGTTGCTGCATGGGCTCAATTCCAAAAGCATCGATCGGGGACGTAGGAAGGATTCCTCGTCACGATCGTTCAGGTAAAGGATCAACCAATGGGTGCAGATAAGCAAGCCCTTGACGCCATCTTCAAGGAAGTGTATGAGGAAGGCGTATCGGAGGGTGTCAACAACAAGAATCCTCTCAGGGATATCATCAAGACTGAGAAGGTTCCGTTTAAGGGCCTGGAGCATGTGCGTCTCATGCACACGGCCAGGAACGTCTCCCCCATGTTCGTGGGTGAGGATTCGGCATTCGCGGATGCCGGTCAGCAGGGGTATGTTCGTCAGGCCGTGGACCAGAAGAAGCTCATGTCCCGCCTGCGGATGACCTGGGAGGTCATGCAGGACTCGACCTCGACGGAGGGGGCATTCATCTCCGCACGGAAGTCGGAGATGCAGTATCTCATCGACGACATGTCGCGTCGGGATGAGTTTGCCCTCGCATCGGATGGGCGTGGGGTGTTGGCGCTCGTCGATGAAGCCACCCCGGATGGTAATACGACCCTGGAACTCGATGCGCCTGGTGGAATCACCAACGACAACTTCGGGAACCGGTTCCTCTCGGCGGGGATGCATCTCGCCTTCGTGAATCCCGCAACGGGTGCGGTTCGGGCCTCGACAACCAAGGCGAAGGTGACCGCTGTGAACTCGGATGGCACGGATGTCACGGTTGACGCGGCGGCCAACATTGGGGCCAATGTGGTGAACAGCGACTACGTGGTTCAGGCCGCGAGTTCTGCCACGACTGACGTGCTCGATACGTCGTACGAGCATGCGTGGTGGGGCCTGATGGCACTGATCGATGATGGCACGTATCGGGCGAACTACTTCGGCGCACTGCGCGCCGACGTCCCAGCCGTGACGTCGTATGTCTCCGCATCAACGGGGGCACTCTCGACCGACCTCATCCAGCGTGTGTCGGACATCGTGGATCAGAAGCTGAATGGCAAGATCTCGATCATCCTCTGCCATCACAGCATTCGGCGTCTCATCGTCCAGCTCACCGATGCGGATCGACGCTATATGGGAGCGAGTCTCTCCCGGCCCGATCCTGGCACGGTGGCCTTTAAGCAGGGCGATGTGCCGTTCGGTGACGTCCCCGTCAGGGCCATTCGTGACTTCCCGCTGGATGTCATGATGTTCCTCGATCTCCAGCAGGCCGGGTTCAAGGAGTACGTCTCCGAGCCAGGCAAGTGGGTGGATGAGGATGGTCAGATCCTCACCCGTGTGGGTGGGGGTGGCGGATCGTCCGCCCGTGACGCCTTCGAGGCATGGTACCGTATGCGGAAGCAGTACTTTATGGAGTACCCCGCCTACTGTGCACGACTGGACGGGATCACCGGCCAGAGCCTCGTTGTGGTGCGTGCGGCTGGTTCGTAATCGTGAAGGGTTGGTGGGGAGGGTCACACACGTGGCCCTCCCTCCCACCCTCTTTTTTGCAAGGATACCGAATGAGCGAATTCCTCACCATCGTCAATCGTACGGGTCGGACACTGTCAGCCATGTGGGACGGGCGTCCCTATGACATCGCACCTCACGCGGAGAAACCGGTTCCTGAGTACGTCGCCCTTGCATTCAAGCGGCAGAACGTGAAGATGGGTTCCCTCGATCCACGAACTGGGAAGATTGAGTTCCTGATTGGGATCAAGGAGCAGAACGATCCCATTACGCCAACCGAGCAGACTGATGCGGTGGAGGTGTGGGATCGCTCCAAGCTCACCGGGGCACGCCCTAGTGAGACGGTGGCGGGGGATAATGGCCTCTACGCGGTGCGTGAGTGGAAGCGCGATCAGCCCCTCGACACCGCCTTCGTGAAGCCCTAACCGTTTCAACAATCGTGTCACGCATCGTTTCGTAGCGAACCTCCATGACTCTCCCGAACTACATCGAAGACACGAATCCGTTTCGCCTCGCCGGACCCCCCATCTACTTTCTCCGCCAGTTGTGGGAATTCGATCCATCCCTGGTCGTGGTGCCGTCGAGACAGGAGTTCATGTATCGCCTGGCCCAGCGTCGGACGCTCCAGTTGAAGGAGGCGCTGGTGCACGATCTGCTGAAGGAGCAAGCGGATACGAGGATGTTGGCCTCCTACGGGTTGATCCCAGTGACGACGATCCTGGCGACGGCCAATTGGGGGAATCCAGGGCTCTTTGCGGAACTGGCCAGTCGGGCCCCCTGGCGAATGGGCGGGGCGGCGAAGGTGAACGAGATGCTGGAGGCGCAGGATCGTGCGGAGGTCCTGACCAAACGGGCTCAGGTTGACGAACATCTCGACTACCTCTCGAAGGATGCGTGGAAATACTATCAGAAGCGGATCGGGACTCGTTCCCACCTCTGGTCGCCAATGACCCCCTCGAAGGCCCCAACATCTCAGGCCCATGCCGTTCACACAACGTCAAAGACCACCTACCGTCCAGATGTCATGACGACGTGGCTCGATCGATCCTCGTTGTCGCGTTGATCCGCCCCGACGTTACATGGGTGGACGCCTGCCTCAGCGGATGAGGCGAGATTTCCAATCATGGCTCTTTCACTCCAGTCAGCAAATCTCGTGCGGCAGAAGGCGTATAATGCGGTGAACGGTGCGAACCCTCAGGCGTATCAGGCTCTGAAGGCGTTTTTCCGCTATTGGAGCGTCTCGCAGGCCAATGCCGACCTCCAGTTCGTCCCATTCGCTGAGGCGGATGCGGATGATGCGGATGGGACGGGCCTCCTTGACGCCGCGTGCAAGGTCCATGTCTTCTACACGAAGAAGCTGGCAGCCGCAACTGCGAATACGGTGAAGCTGTTCAATCACGCCACGGCGGATACGTCCGCCACCGATCAGACCCTCTCCCTTCCTCTCGATGCCGCGAGCCAGGAAGCCTGGCAGATTTATCCGACCGGCTTCTCACATGACACGGGCGTAACGGTTACCCAGCACACCACGATTGAGGGCAGTTCAGATGGCTCCGATGGTGGAAATGGATTCATCATCGTGAGCGCCGCGTAAGGCGAATGGAGGATGGGGGTCCAATGGTGGACCCCCTCCTCGTGAAGGATGGCTTATGGCATCACCAACGAATACCTACATCCGTCAGCGCCCCAACTATCGGCGTGACCCAGCTATCTCCTACACGGGGACAGCGGATGCCATCGACATTTCGGCTGGGGATCTTCATATCCTCAATCGAACGGGTGGGGTGAATGCTGCCACGCTTGCCGATCCCGCTGACGCCGATGAGGGACGAACGATCTGGATCAAGAATGGCACCACCCAGGCGAATACGATTACCATCACGAATGGGCTGGGCGGATCGGGTGGATCCTACGATACCCTGACCTTCACGAACGTGGTGGCAGCCAATGTGACGCTTCGGGCGTACGGAGAAAAGTGGTACCTCGTCGGTCAGTACGAGACCACGGTGAGCTAACTCGCATTATAGGATGCAGGGCCGGGACTCTGCCATTCCTGAAAGGACATCCCGATCATGGCCACACGATTTGTGAACAAGGCGGCACGCCTCGCGGATATTACCAATCACCCGACCGCAGCGGGGATTGGGTTCTATGGTGGGCGCTTCTATGGCAATTTCAATGGCACCGTTGCCCCACTCGATGGATACCCCTCGTTTGGCAATGTCCTGCTCGTTGATGGGGATTCGGGGAGCGATACCGACGAGCGCCTGCCGTATCTGACGATCCAGGCTGCCGTGACGGCCGCATCGCAGGGCGATACCATCTATGTGAAGGCCCTCGAGGGCGATTCGGCATCTGGTGACACTGATCCCGACAGCTACACCGAGAACATCACCATTCCTGCTGGGAAGGATGGCCTCTCGATTGTCGGCGTCTCACGCGGACTCGCTCAGGGTGGCCAGCCACAGATCAAGGTTGGGACCACGACTACCTCCCCAATCATCACGGTGGAGGCCTTTGGTGTCATGCTCGCAGGGCTGACGTTCAATGGGGCTGGTGCGACGGGTGGGGGCGTGAAGATTGTCTCTGATGACACCGTTGGGGCGACGAAGGATGCGGGTGGCCTCGTTGTTCAAGGCTGTCATTTCAAAAACTGCAAGAGTTCTGCGGCTGCCGCAACGGGTGGGGCGATCTACTGGTCTACCGATGGTGGGGCGTGGTATGTCTCTATCTATGGCAATGAGTTCATCGATTGCCGGGCCGGGATCTGCATGTTGGGTAGTGGAATCAGTGTCCCACGCCACGTGAAGATTGTCGGGAATCGATTTGGATCATCGGCGAATACAACCGTTGATGCCGACATTTATGTGGCGGGAAGTGGCATTGTGGATCTGTTCATTGATGGCAACGTCTTTGCCACGGTGGATGCGCCAGCCTATGCCTCATCCCCCGATGCGGCTCGATACATCCAGTTGGCAGCTGGGACATCTGGACTCATCAGTAATAACGTCTTCGCGTGCCTGACCGGTCCCACGGGGAACACCGAGTTGACCTTTGGAGCGGCCGGAACGGCGGCCATTGTTCCCACCACAGTTCGCTTCGCCCAGAACTATGGCGAGGCCAACGTGGCTGGTATTGGTGTTGAAGAGTCCGGGGTTGTTGTGCGGACCTAACACGATGTGAGGGAGGGGGAATGACCCCCTCCCCCCATTCCATTCCTCCCGCCCGTATAAGGAGATCGTGATGCTCTCTCGCACAACCAAAGAAGCCCGTCTCGCCCAGCTTGAGATCGACGTGGAAGCCGCCAAGGCCCATGTGTATCGCCTGGCTGGTGCCATTCTCATCCTCAAAGAGGATCTCGGAACCCCTGATGAACTGCCTGCCGATGTTGAGGGGGAACCATCAAAGGACTAATCCATGTCATGTGACGAATATGGCCAACAGCGGACATTCTTCCAGGATGTCAGCATGAATCTGACGATGGGGGCTGCGACAGGTGATACGACCCTGATCGCCGTTCGCAACGCCGCCCACCAGATCTTCGTGCAGCGGATCATCGCCTTTATTACGACTGACGCCGCGCAGAGTTGGTCGTTTGAGGATGATAACGGTACCCCTGTTCAGGTTGCTGAGATCCCGGCCTCCCCAGGCGACTCCACCCGGTGGGATTTCGACTTTGGTGCCATTGGTGCACCCCTGACGGCTGGGAAGGATCTAGAACTCAATGTGTCTGCCGCCGGGCTCGCGGGGCATATTGAAGTCTACGCCTACGAACGCCTCACGCCCAATACGGCTGTGGCCGTGGCGAGTCTCTAGGAGAACGTCATGCCATACATTGGTGACCCGCAAGGGCGTGAAAAACAGCTTCAGGGCCTCCGTGCGAGTGGCACGGTGGGCCAGTCTCCCCAGAATGAGGAGGAATTCATCCAGATGCTCCTTGCGGGTATTGAGGGTGGTCAGGTCGATCCCGCCGTTGCCGCAGGACGTTTGGGAAGTTATCGTGAGTCGATGCCCCTTCCCATAGGCATGCGTGGGCTTGGGTTGGGAGGGTTTGCGGCGCAGGATCACGCGAATCGTATGGCACTGCGAACCGCTATGGCGGAACGGGCAGGGATGCATGTGAATATGGAGCAAGCTGAGCCCAATGAACCCCTCCCCAGCACCCTCTTCGACTACGGTCAATCGAGTGCTGTTACAGGGAAGCGAACCCATCCCACCAATCCCAATCCTCCCCAATCCACCTGGTTTGGATCGCAAGCCTCATCCTACCGCCAACCGTGGGAGGGGGATGAAGACGAGGCCCCTCGCCGCCCGGCAGCGAGGACGGCATCCCCTCGCTCTGCCCCACAGGCAGCCCTCACTGGACTCAGTTCAGCGTTCAATTCTCCACTCCGCCGCACCTAACAACCATGGACTCCGAATATCTCATCCAAGTCCTCCACAAGCCCTCGGGGAAAGTGGTGCAGTGGGCACCAGGGCTGTCAGTGGAGAAGGATTTCATCGCTGAACTCGTTGAGCGGGTGAGTGTGAAGGGTGTGGGCATTGCGTGCAGCCGCTTCCACGTCTGTCAGGACATACGTGCGGCCTGTGAGGAACTCCTCCACGATCTCAAGAGTCGTGTGTAATGAGTCAACGGGAGAATACGCTCAATCTTGTGTGGGATGTGGGCACCTTGACGTGGGTCAGGATGAATCAGCCCATCCTCAACGCCGGAAGCGTGATAGTGTCTGGAACAGTCACCGCCAATCTTGGAGCGGTCGATAACGTGGTCCTCGATGCCATTCAGGTGGGAGTGGAAAACCCTCCCGCCCCTGGGCTGGACATTCCCATCCACGACTATATTGTCCTCAGCTATACAGGCAGCAATTTGACCTCCGTGGTCTATAAGACGGGTGGAGCGGGTGGTACGACGGTCGCCACGCTCACACTCACCTACACCGGGAGTCAGCTTGACTCCGTGACGAAGTCCTAATGGCGTACGTCTTTAACCCCTTTTTGGGAGGACTCGATTGGACCGCTGATGGCATTACCGATCATGGTGTGTTGACCGGTTTAAGTGATGACGATCATGCCCAGTACGCCCTCCTCGCCGGGCGATCTGGGGGTCAAACCCTCCTTGGTGGGACCGCAGCCAGCGAAAATCTGGTGCTTCGGTCAACGGCCCATGCCACCAAGGGTCTCGTCACTATTGGGAATACCTCAACCGGGTTCCTTAGTCTGGATGAAACCAATCGACGGGTGGGGATCAATACTGGGGCCACGTCCTATGCCCTCGATGTGAGGGGCACGCCAGTCGATATTGGTTATCTTGCCAAGTTTGAAGGCCTCACCTCCCCATATAGTACGTACATCCTGCTCGTGGCAGCGGGTGCAAACGAACAAGCCGGCTTTTCGCTCTTTCAAAGCACACACAACGAAGAATGGCGTTATGCGGTTATAGGAAATGGCGCTGACTCCTTTCGGGTGTCGAACACGACCAGTGGAAATGTCTGGTTCATGACGGTTCCTGGGAACATGCTACTCGACAGTACGCATACGTCTAACCCATCAACTGGTTCAAAAGTCTTCATCCTCGGTGATGGGACGGCCCCAACAGGTATGGCGAGCAACACGGCCGGGCTCTACGCGGATGACGTGAGTGGCACGGTCAATCTATTTGGGATCAACGAGGCGGGTGAGACCACGCGGCTCACCTGGGGCACGCCGCAGACCTACGCCGAGTCCAACGTCACGACAGATCGCACGTACGACGCCAATGCGACCTCGCTCGACGAGCTTGCGGACGTGCTTGGGACGCTCCTCGCCGATCTGCGAGCGCGTGGGATCATCCTCTAATGGCAACACTGGGTAGTATTCTGAGCACGCAGGAAATGGGTGAGGGTGGTGGCCCTACGGTCTGGGGCGATATCACGGGCACGCTTGCGAACCAGACGGACCTCCAAGCCGCCCTAGATGCGAAGGCCGCGAGCGCCCATGACCACACCGGGACGTACGAGCCGGCGGATGCGGCGATCCAGTTGCATCTCGCCTCAACGTCGAATCCCCACGGCGTGACGAAGGCGCAGGTCGGGCTGGGGAGCGCGTCGGATACGGCCGACGCAGGGGCGATTACCCACACCACGATATCCTACACCAACTCTGCTGGGACTGCTGGTAAAACGGCCACCATTTTGTCCCCTTCCAACTCGTCGCTGGGGATGTGGGAGTGCGATCCATCCAGACAGTCACACTCGGGACATCCTATGGTGCGGGGGCGATTCACCTCGTGGCCTATCGCCCCCTCGTTCTGCTGCCAGTGACGATTGCCAACATTCCCTTTGATCTCGGAGCCGTTGGCAGTGGCATGGTCCGGTTATTCAACGACACGGTTCCCTGGCTCGTGCACGTTCCCATGGCAACCACCGCGACTACCTTTCAGGGTCAATGGGTTATCACTCAAGGATAGGATCACGGACGCATGGCCGAACAGTTGACCTTGACCACTCCCCAGACCTTTCCTGATTTGACCACGTGGAAAGTGATAGAAATTTGGATCGATCAGATCGCACCCTCCCTCAAAGTGACCTTTGAATCGGACACGGGTGCACGCTCCATCTGGCGATTGATTGTTTCACCATCCCATAGTGAGGCCCAGATTCGTGCGGGCCTCCGCTATATGAATCAAGGCCAGTTCAAAACCATTCAAGACAAGTCCCTGCAACGGTGGTTGCTGGAAGAATGGCAGGCTGATGGTGGGCCTGCTGGAACGGTTTCTGGTACACCTGACTAATCCTCACCAATCAAGGATCCTCATCATGTTGAAACGCCTTCTGTTCACGGCTAGCCTGTGTGGAATGGCCATCCCCATTGCGGCCCAGACCATCAAAAACCCCACTGCGGTCGCCTTCACCTGTCCCGATCACGCCCGTGATGACCAACACGAGATCGACATCGTACGGGTCAGCGATGGAGCCGTGATTCAGACCATCCTCGGGGGCGATCCCGATGAGGTCAGTGGTGAGGTCACAGTGGCGATCAACGTCCAACCTGTGGCGTTTGGTCAGTATCAGGTGATTGTGCGAGCCGTGGCAGGACTGTTGAAGTCGGACAACTCGAACCCCTCGGCCATCTGGGAACGCACGCCTGGACGTCCCAGCGGTGTGGTGGTACGATAAGCCCCATGACCTCATTCGATGACGATCTTCGCAGCGCAGAGACTGAGTTGGAACATGCCAAGGCCCACGTGTACCGTGTAGATGGCGTGATCCAGTATATCACACGCAAGATGGCGGAGGCAGCGACTTCCGAGATGCCGTCACCGACCGGTGGCGAGACCCCTCCTCCGCTGGACAGTTAGGAGCCGGAAATGGCAGCCATTGTTCGCCACGCCAGTGGCATTGTCTATGTTCGCAACTGGACGGGAACCCTTATCGGGACGGGAGCATCGGTTTCCCTCGCCGATGGTTCGTTCAGCGACATTCTCGTGACCGCGCTCTCAAATGCCGGTGCCCCGACGATCACCCCTCAGGGAACAACTGGGGCGACGACGTATGGGTATAAGATTGTTGCCCGCGACACCCTCAAGACGGCTGCGGCTTCGGCCGAGGGCACAACCGCCACAGGAAACGCGGCCCTCAGTTCAACCAACTATAATGCGATCACCTGGTCAGCGGTGACGAATGCCGTCAGCTACGACATTTATCGCACGACAGGTGGAGCGACACAGGGGAAGATTGGCAACACGACTGGCACCGTCCTCAACGATACCGGTCTGGTTGGTGGAGGCGAGACGGCTCCATCAACAAACACGACCGGTGCCATTCAGGTGGCGGATGGGAGCGTCTCCGCGCCGGGTCTCTCCTTTGTGAATGACACGAATACCGGACTCCACAATCCGGGGAATCAGCTCTACCTCACGGTGAACGGCACGAATCGCGCGCTGTTGGACAGTTCAGGGCTCTCACTTGGTGACGTCCTGGGTCTGGGCGCCACGGTGGGATCGAGTGATGTCTTTCTCACCCGTGATGCCGCCAACACGCTCGCGCTCAAGAATGGCAACAACGATCAAACGCAGCGGTGGTATAGCTCCAGTGGGAGTTATGCTCAGATCACGAGTCTCAATGAAGCTCACACGCTCACAGCAGCGGGCACGAGTGATACGACCATCACCTTTCCGGCCTCTAGCCTGGGATTGTCCACGAGCTTCCGTATTACGACCACAATCACGGGCTGCACATCTGTCCAGGTTGGTATTGCCGGCGATGTGACACGCTTTGGCACCTTCTCGACCCTGACCGCCGGGCAGACCATTGCGATTGCCCGCGCAGACAATTATACAGGTGCGACGGCTATTCGCTTCACGGCGGTGGGTGGCGGTGCCTCGTTCACGGCGGGTGCCATTCGCACCATTATTCATCATCATCAAGCGAGCGCACCCACGAGTTAGGAGTCAAGAATGCCTGATCTCACAATCACCTTGACCACTCGTCAATTCTTGGGGCTTCAATTCATCGCCACCGGCTATCCAACCATCGATGTCTATATCCAGACCATGGCAGATAATGGGCTGCAACAGCTAGCCGCAGTGAAGCAGGCTGAACGCGCGGCGAAATTGACCCTGGCTCCACAAAGACTCCTTGATGAGATTGATGCGCTCTAGCGGTAGAGCAAGACGGTGAGACCTTACACATGGCCATGACTGGAGCCGGAGATCTCCTGAAACTCCTCACGACCTCGGTTGGGGTGAAACCGTGTTCCCCCTGTCAGCGGCGACAGGAATGGTTGAATCGCCTGCTGCCCAATCCCCTCTATCGCTCCGAGACTCCTCCACCCTCACCCCCACGTGAGACATCCTAATGGCCACACTCATCTCTGAAATCGAGACACAGGTTCGAATCAACCCCCTGCTGGAAACGGCCGCCAGCTATTGGACCTCCGCCGAGTTGGTGGCCATCACGATTCGTGGGATCAAGGACCTCTGGCGGGATCTCGTGAATCTCAAGCAGGAATACTACCTGACGATTAACGAGACGGATGTCTTTCTCGCGGCGAATGCCTCCACCCTCTCAGGGGTGCCGAATGATGTCCACAAGGTCTATCTGATTGAGCCTCGGGACATGACAAGCAATAGCAGCACGGGCAGCACGTCCTTTGTCCCACGCGAATATAATAGTACCGCCTTCGCCATCGCCCGCAGCCAGTCCGCTGTTGATCCACAGAAGACGGAATTCCTCTTTGCGGTGATCGGTCAGGGCTCCCCGGCTGGGTTGACCGAGGTTCGCATCGCACCCAAATCCACCTCGACGGTCAATCTCGCCTTCACCTACATTCCCACCCTCCCGCCTATGGTGGCGTCGAGCATTGTTCCCATCCCTGGGGAGGCCGATAACGCCCTCATCGCCTGGACGGGAGCCTTCGCACGGGCCAAGGAGCGGGAGGATCGCAGTCCTGACCCCGAATGGCTCGCCATCTACGCGACCGAGAAGCAACACCTCCTGAACAGCTTGGGACTTCGGCAGCTTCAGGAGCCCCAATACGTCGATCGGGTCTTTCAGGAATATTGGACCTAAACACGGTTGAGGATCGATCATGCCAAAGTATGGATCAGATACACCCTCCTGGTGGGAGAAGGCGCGAGGGAAGCGCACGAAGGACATCTATCTTCCCAACGAAACGGGAATGCTCGATCCCGAGCTTGAGCAGTTCGATACCCCCGCGAAGAAAACGAAGCGATTCTTCGAGTCAAACGCTGCCGTGCTCCAAGGATTGAAGAAGGCAGCGGAGAATCCCTCTCCCGCCCTCCAGAAGTATCGTCAAAAGTCCAAGTAATGCCTGGACGGTTCACGGCCTATAACGTTGGCAAGATGGGCGTCTCGATCGACAAGACGGAGATCGATCGCACCGATGGGGAACTGTCGAAGGCACAGAATGCGATTCGAGATCCCCTCGGTGTGGATGGAGGACTGCGAAAACGGCCGGGCCTGACGAAGGTGAATGCCAGCGTGGCGGCTGGAGCCATTCAGGGCACGGCGGCGATCCCCCTCACAAAGCCTACCACGCGGAAGATCGTGGCAGGGCGCTATGTCAGTGACACCGATACGGGATGGAATACCACCACAGATGGCTTTGCGACCTCCGTAACAACCGGTGGACCATCCGATTATGATGGGAGTGCTGAACCGCGTGCCTCCGATAAGGTATGGACGAACCTGGCCAACTCCAGTAATCGCCAATATCAATTCGTTGGGAACGCGGGGGTGACCTATCGGAATCGTTTCTACTATGCGGGGAATGATTACACGGTCGGAACGACAGCCCCCACGATTCATGTGTGGGATGGCACGCGTGATGTGCTCCTCGCCAGGATTCCCAACAATCCCGACACGGGAGCCTCGCAGGCATCGGCGATCCTGAATATGATCGCAGCCAATGGATCGATTTACCTGACGACCTACGATGGAGGGAGCTATGCAGGAAACACGGTGAAGGCTCGCGTGTTTCAGTTGCTCCCAGAAACCGGTCAGTTGATCCAGATCGGGAGCCGATTCCCCATCACTCCTGAGACGGCGCGAGTTCCCTACAATCTCATCTGGTGGAATGGGCGTTTGTGGACACGGACGTATACGGGTGGGGTCACGGCAACCGTACGAACGTATGCGATTCGCCCTGGACTTGATCTCGATTGGACGATGGATAACTTGACGGGGGGTGGAGGCCGAACAACCGCCTGCCTCGCCTCATTCCAGGGCGAACTCTACATGGGGTGTCTCAATGATAGTGGTGGTGCCGCTCTCATTGAAAAACGTTCCACGACGGGTACCTACTCAACCTCCTACACGACCCTGCTTAATGAGGGTGGATCAGTCCCAACCATGTCGGACTTTGGGGCCTATAATGGCATGGGTGTCATGTCCGTCTTCAAGGACAACCTCTACGCCACCTATTTCAACCTGAACGCCGCCGCGACCAACCGGTATGGGAGGATTTACCAGTACAACGGTTCCAGTTGGTCCGTCGTCTTCTATCCAGCCGCGAACGCCGCCACGGCAGTTCCCTTTGTGGCATCCTTGATCCACAATAACACTCTCTATCTCCTCAGCGCCCCAGCCTACAATGGAGCGGGTACCTTGATCAACGTGATCCTCAGCACCACGGATGGAGCCACCTGGTCTGATGTGTCCAGTGCCCTCGATAATTCGAGTTGCAGCGCCCTTGGCGTGGTGACCAGCTAAATGGCCTACACACTCCTCCAGGGGGGATCATCCCTTCAGATGATGGATACGTCGGGAACGCTCACCACCCTGACCCTTCCCACGGGTGTGACCCTCGATCCCGCCCGGATTATGCGGGCCGCGATCTTTGGGAAATATGTGGTGCTGGTCAACAGCCCAACACGCCCCCTCACGGTTGATAGTGAGGGGGTGGTGCGTGTGTTGTGTCCTCGTGCCCCTCGCACGATTATCACCCTCTCCGGCCCCTCAGCGGGTGGGCTCTCCGGCACCTTCCTCGTCAAGCAATCCTTCCGCATCCTCGATGCGGATGGGAATGTGATTGCCGAGAGCCCCCTTGGCCCGGTTTCACCGAATGTCACCATCTCCGCCAAGCTCCTCCGCGTGGCTGGACTCGATCTCTCGGCTGATACAATCAGTGGCACACGCCTCTATCGAACCATTACCAGTGGTTCCACGTATCTCCCCTGGATCGATCTCGATGGCAACACCCAGACCACGATTGAGGACGATCTCTCCGATGCCCTGCTCACGACCCTCGCGGCACCGCTCCTGGGGGAGCCCCCCAACGATCTGACCCTTGTCACCGATTACAAGGCTCGGGTCTGGGGCGTCTCGGCCACGGAAATCGACACCCTCCGCTTCACCGATGCGTCGAGGATGTATGCCTGGCCTGCGGCGTATGGACTCATCATTGGTCGCCCTGGGAGCGATGCCCGAGGGGTGACGGGAATTATCGCGCGAAAGAATGAACTGGTGGCTGGGAGGCGCGATGCCCTCTTTCAGATTGTGGGACAGGTGCCATCAGATTTCGCCTCTGTGAAGATCAAGGATGGGATTGGCATTGCCTCGGCCGATTCCATTCGTGTGCACCGGGATGTGGCGTATTGGTTGGGTGAGGATGGTGTCTATACCTGGAGCGATGCTGGGGTGCACCCCATCAGTGATGGCAAGGTGCGATCCTGGTTCAACACCGATACGTATTTCAACCGGAGCCGATTTCAGTATGCCGTTGGGAGGATTGATCCTCTCCTCAACAAGTATCAACTCTTGCTCTCTGCAACGGGATCGTCCACCCTCGACCGGTGGGTGGAACTCGACATCGACGATCAAACCTGGTGGGGACCGCACAAAACGGCGGATTTCACGCCAACCTGGGCCGCATCCATTCTCGATAGCAATGGAGTCGTCGTTCCAGTCTTTGGCAGTTCAACAGGATTCCTCTACAAGGATCAAACGACGAGGACTGATGGCACGGCGACAGGGATTGATTTCGACGTGGACACAAAGTTCCACGATATGAACTCCCCGGCCATCGAGAAGCATTTCAACCAGTTGACCCTCCTCAGCAAGATTCAAGGGGCGGGGACGCTCACCATTACACCCAAGGTGGGGGCTTTGAACGCATCAGCGGGAACGGCTATCAGTGCCAGCATGACAGCAGGCCGTGAGCGCCTGCGCCGCCTCGGAAATGGCCGCTTCTGTCAGTTGAACTTCCGGCACACGACAGCGGCTCAGGATGTTGAGTTGTATGGGTATGAGGTCGTGTGGCACGAGTTGGGTGAGCGGTAATGCCCCAGATTGTGGCCCAGAAGTATAGCCTGGTGAACGTGGAGCCCTCCACGCTCGTCATGACGCAGATTGACGAGATGTTCCGGGATCTGTTTACGGGGTTGAGGAATAGTGCGGTTGGGAGTGCAAACTCCCAAGAACTGGTTCTGGACCCTTCCTTTACACAGGGGGATCTCCTCTACATTGTTGACACAGTAGGCACGGTGGATGGACTCACCGTGGGGGCCACGGCGGGCATGTTCATTCGCTCCACCGGAACCCTCCCTGCCTGGTCGACCCTCATTCTCCCCAACAGTGCGGCGAGTGGGGATCTCGTGTATGCCAGCGCGGCGAATACCTGGGGTGGGTTGACGGTTGCAGCGGCAGGAAAGGTCATCCGCTCAACGGGTTCCCTCCCCGCCTACTCGACGTTCACGATTCCCGACACCTTCACGCAGGGTGCCATTCCCTATGCGAGCAGCGCCAACGTCCTGGCGGGATTGGCAAAGGATGCGAGTGCAACCCGCTATCTGAGCAACACGGGCAGTTCCAATAATCCTGCCTGGGCACAGGTGAACGTGGCGAACGGCGTCACGGGTGACCTCCCCTTTGCCAACCTGACCCAGATTGCTGGGCTGTCGGTTCTGGGTGTCACTGGGGCCTCCACCGCTGATGTGGCCGCGATGACGGCTGCCAGCGATTTCCAGGTGTTGAGGCGCTCAGGCTCAGCGGTGGCGTTTGGGGCCATTGACCTCGCCCAGAGTGCGGCCATCACTGGAATTCTTCCGATTGGCAATGGAGGAACGGGTATCACGATCGCCACAGA